AGATAGCGAATGTGTGTTGAATAAATACTTTTTAGAAAGTCCATTAAACGCAGACGCTCACGGCTACGGAAACACGAAAATAGGTTGGAACTATGACGGTGGCGAATACAAAGTTGAAAGTCCATTTGAGAATTTATTACACAGTAATTTCGGTAACAATTTACAAGTTGGTTATTGCATAAACAAAGAACTTGCTCCGTATATTCCAAAACCTTGTTTGTTGTATATGAATAAAAAAGCAACCTTAACAAGCGGACATATACACTGGAACGGACAAGCAAACATAACAGGTTACGTTCCATTTGGACAAGATAGCGAAATACTATTTGAAACAGGTTTAATTCCTTTGACATTAAACTTCGGTGAAGAAATATCAAGTTTTTATTTAGTAAACAACCCAAACACGATATACGCTTTATATTACAGAGATTATTTAGTTAATTTATACAACCCTAAAAACAGACTTGTAAAAGTTAAAACAATACTTCCTGTTTCTTTACTTACAAATCTACAGTTAAACGATAGATTAATTATAAGGGACAAACGTTATTTAATTAACGAAATGCAAAGCGACTTAACAACAGGCGACGTAAATTTTACTTTGATTAACGACTTCGCACAAGTTAAACCAATTAAGTTAGTTGACACACCAACAGGAACAGGAAACACTTTACGTTTTTCAATCTTATTTACAAACGGAGCAACAGTAGTGGATATTACAAAAAGTGGAAACGCAAGTAACGTTACTTTGTCAAGCGCTAAATTTACAGCTGAAGGTTATTTAGACGTAACCGTACCAATTAACGTAGCACGTACAATTACTTTAACTTTAACAACAGGTTACACCAACGGAAACACGGACACAAACTACATTATAATAAACCAAGAATGATAAACAAAATAATAGAAATGCTTTTATTAAGTGATTTTTACGGAGAAAGTGAAAACATCGACATAGCAAAAGGTAAATATAAATTTACTACTTCCATAAAAGAACAATGGAAACAAGCACAACGCAAAAGGTTAATAGAAAAAAAACTAAATAATAATGGCTGAAAAAAAAGTAATTGAATTAGAAGTAAATTCTAATTTAGGCAATTTAAAACAACAACTTAAACAAGCACAAGTTGAAGTTCAAACTTTATCGGATAAGTTCGGAGCAACTTCAGCACAAGCAGTTGAAGCAGCAAAGAAAGCGGCTATTTTAAAAGACAAAATAGGCGATGCAAAAGCGTTGACTGATGCGTTTAACCCAGACGCAAAGTTTAAAGCGTTAAGCGGTGCGCTAACAGGTGTTGCAGGTGGTTTTTCAGTTGTTACGGGTGCGTTAGGAGCGTTCGGAAAACAAAACGAAGACGTAGAAAAAGCGTTGTTAAAAGTTCAAAGCGCAATGGCTTTAGCTTCAGGCGCACAAGCAATCGGTGAAAGCATAGATAGTTTTAAACAACTTGGAGCGGTAATAAAAGCAAATGCAGTATTTCAAAAAATAATGACTGCGGCTCAATATGCTTACAATTTAGCAATGGCGTTAAACCCTATCGGAGCAATTATAACGGCAACTATTGCTTTAATAGCAGCGGGTTACGCATTAATAAAAATGTTTCAAGCAAGTGCAGAAGCAAATGTAAAAAACGAAGCGGCTGTTAAAAAAAATACTGTTGCTTTAAAAGAACAAATAAAATCAAGTGAACGTGCAAGTGAAGCATTAAAAACAAAAAACGGACACGAATACGAAATGGCGAAAGCTTCTGGTGCAAGTACAAAAGCATTAAGGGCGTTGGCATTAAAACACGCAGAAGAAGAAATTGCACTTAACAAAGCAAGTTTAGCAACGGCAAAAAATACATACGAGAAAAACAAGAATACGTTAGCAAATTTAATTAATTCAGGCGCAAGTGATGAGTTAATTGAAAAGCAAAGAGAAGTAACAACTGAAGCACGAAAAGCGTCCGCAGAAGAACGTAAAGATTTAGAAGAAGCAATAAAGAATAAAAAAGATATTATAAGGAAAAACGCTGTTGAAGTACGTCAAGAATTAACCGACAACAACACGAAAATAAAAGACGCAAACAAAACGCATACCGATGCAATTAAACAACAAAACGAAGAAGCAGCAAAAGCTGAATTAGACCGTATTAAAACATTAAACGAAAATATTGCAAGTTTAGAAGAAGAAGCAAGGGTTGGTAAATTAACCGAAGAACAAAAAGAAGTTGACGCATTAAATAAAAAATACGACAAAACAATTGAAGACGGACAAAAAGCAAAGATTGATGTTTCTAAATTAGAAGAAGAAAAGCGTTTAGCTTTAGCAGGAATAACAAAAAAATATGACGATTTAGAACAAGTAGCAAAAGACGAAAAGACGGCAAAAGAAAAAGAAAAACTTGCAAATGAAAAAGCGGTTTTACAAGAATTAACTTTAAGCGAAGAAGAATTAAAATTACAAAAACTAACAGCACAATATGAAGCCGACCAACTGTTATACAAAGACAATAAAGAAATTTTAAAAGCACTTGATATAAAATATGCAAAGGATAAAGAAGATTTAGAACAAGAAGACGTTGCAAGACAAAAAACCATTAATGAAAAGAAAATACAAATGGCAATGGACGGACTTTCCATAATAAACGATTTGTTTCAAATGAACGCAGGGAAAAGCGAAAAGGATGCACGTAGAGCGTTTAAGGCAAACAAAGCGTTTAATCTTGCTTCAGCTTTAACAAATACTTATTTAGCAGTTACAGCGGCACTTGCAAATAAAAAAGAATTGTTTCCTGGCCAACGTTTTGTTGAAGCAGGTTTAGCAGGTGCAGCAGGAGCAGTTCAAGTTGCTAAAATAGCAAAGACACAATTTACAAGTTCGGCAACTTCAGCAGATACAGGCGGTGGCGGTGGCGGTGCAACAGCTCCAACAATGTCAGCACCACAATTTAACGTAGTTGGACAAAGCGGGGTTAATCAGTTAGCAAGTCTTAACCAACAACCAATACAAGCTTACGTTGTTTCAGGACAAGTAACTTCACAACAGGCGTTAGATAGGAACAGGTTAGCTAACGCAACTTTAGGCGGATAGAAAATACAACAAACAAACAATAATTTAATTAAATAGATATGCGAATAGTTGAATTAATAATTGACGAAAAAGACGAAACAAGCGGAATAGACGCAGTTTCAGTTGTTGAAAGTCCTGCAATCGAAAGCGACTTTATAGCACTAAAAAAACACGAAATAGAACTTAAAGAAGTAGATGCTGAAAAGCGTATTTTAATGGGTGCAGCTTTAATTCCTAACAAACAAATTTACCGCAAGAACGACAAGAACGAAGAATATTATATTTATTTTAGTGAAGAAACTGTAAGAAAAGCAAGTGAATTGTTTTTTATGAATAGCAACCAGAACAATGCAACGTTAGAACATAAACAAAAGTTAGACGGAATGTCGGTTGTCGAAAGTTGGATTACAGAAGGAAAAAACGACAAAAGCACGAACTACGGATTTAATTTTCCAAAAGGTACTTGGGTTATTTCTATGAAAGTAAACAACGATGAAATTTGGAATAAAGTAAAATTAGGCGAAGTAAAAGGATTTTCTATTGAAGGTTATTTTGCGGACAAATACGAAATGAGTTTAAATAATATAGAAATGGAAGAAAAAGTAACAATTGAAAAAATTAAAGAACTAATTACAAAAAGCGAATTATCAAAACACGATATTAAGTTAATTGGACAAATTACTGATTACACAAAAGAAGTTGAATCTATTTATTCTGATATGTCTTCAAAAGCGGAAATTTTAAAAAAAGAATATAGATTAAAAACAGCTACTTTACAAAAACCATTAGTTACATTAAGGGCAAAAATTTATGTTTCTTCGGTAGAGTTTTTAGAAAAAACAGGAGATTTAGGCATTGACGGAAAATCAACGACACCGTATAAACAATACGAAAAATTAATACAGGACGTTGATAAAATGAATGCTTATTTTGTTAAAGAATACGGCAGAAACATATAAAACAAATAATAACGGAAAATGAAAACAACTAAAGAATTAATTATTGCAGATATTACTGCAAAGGTAGAAGCAAAGTTAGCAAGTCAAAAAGTAGAATTAAGCGTTGTAGAAGATTTTAAAAAAGAATATGATAAGGCATTAGATTTACAATTAAAAGCAGAAACCGCAATAGTTAACTATAATGAATTAGGAGCAAAAATTCTTTCAGGATTAAATTTAGCGGGACAAAGTTTTTTAAAAGCAAATGCTAGATTTCAAGAAATTGAACAATTAAGCAAAGAACTTGGAGTAGAACCAAGTCAACCATTAAAAAACAACAAAGAAATTATTTCAAAAGCAATTAAAGAAATTGATACTTATGTAAAAAAATTAAGTTCAAATAAAGTGAACATATAAAATAATTTTTAATGGCGAAGCAAACTAACGTTAAAGTTCATCTAAAAAAACCAAAAGTTAAACGTGCAGGAGTACACGCAAAAACACGAAATAGTAAATTAAAGTCAAGTAAAAATTATACCAAAACTTATACAAGACAAGGACGATGAGTATAAAAAACAAGTAAAACACGAAATGCGATTTAATACGGTTTTAATGCGATTTAACGAACTTTAACTTTATATTAAGGTGTAATACCTTTTTTAAGCGAAGTGCGTTCTTGAATACAGTCGTGGGTTACAGAAGCACTAAAAAAATACGAACAATGAGTAAAAAAATAACAAAAAAAGTAGCACAAGCGAAAACAAGTCCAAAAGGCGGTCAACGTGGTTGCCTATGTAAAGACAATAAAACATACTCAATAAAATGTTGTGACGGTAGTTTACAAGCACAAGGAATAGGCGCAATCTAATTTGAAAATACAACAAAAAATAAACAATTAAATTATACATATATGAACACACTACAAAACGTTTACAACAAGTTATCCGACAAAACGGAATTAGCAAGTCAAAAAATTGAATTAGCTAAAAAAGCACCTGCAATTCTTTCTGAAATTAAAAAGATTGATGACAATCTAATGAAAAGCGAATCAAAAATTGATTCAGTTTTTTTAGCATATAAAAAAGCGTATGCAGATTTTCAAGGTGTTTTAAGTTCAGCGGAAATTGCTGCTAATAATTCTGAAAGAGATTTGGTTAGTATTATGGATGCAGCTCAAGAACTTGGATTAAATCCAAATGAAGCTATGAAAATTGAAGGCTTTAAACAAGCTGCTGATTTAGTTTCTAAAATACAAACTTTAGTTCCTAAATTAAAAACTTTGTATCAAAAACCTTCTTAATAATAAATAAATAAATAAATCAAATATGAAAACAAGCGTAATTAATCAAATCAAAACACTTTTAGGAATGGAAGTGAAATTGGAAACAATGAAGTTAATGGACGGAATAACAATTTTTGAAGCTGATGCTTTTGAAACTGACAAAGAAGTTTTTATTGTAACTGAAGACGAACAAAAAATACCTGTTCCAATCGGAGAATATGAATTAGAAGACGGACGTATTTTAGTTGTAGAAGTTGAAGGCATTATTTTAGAAATAAAAGAAGTTGCAGCTGAAGAAGAAGTTGTTGAAGAAGAAGCTCCAGCAGTAGAAGAAGAAGTTGAAGCACAAGCAACACCGAGCGCAAAGAAAACAATTGAAAGCGTAGTTAAAGAAACGTTCTTTGCAGAAATAGAAAAATTAACACAAGAAAATATAGAGTTAAAAGCACAATTAGAAAAGTTGTCTAAAGTTGACGAAGTTACAAACGAAGTAACCGAACTTTCAGACATCACGCCAATTTCATTTAACCCTGAAAACACGAATGAAGTTGAACATTTTCAATACGCAAGTAAAAGACCACGTTCAATTATGGATTCAATTTTAGAAAAAATAAACAAATAAATATTAACAATTTTAAAATAAAAAAAAATGAGTGGAACTTTAATTTCAATATCAAATGACGATTTACGTCAAGTATTAGAAACACAAGTAATTAGTTCAGCAATTACTTTGAGCGCAGCAGATTCAGGAAAACTTTTTTCTTTGAATGCAGCAGCAGGAGCGCAAATTACACTACCAGCAGTAGCAACTTCAGCGGGTTTAAATTTCCGTTTTACAGTACAAGCGTTATTTGCAACTACAGCTTGGACAATTAAAGCGGCTTCAAATGTTATTCAAGGTGGCGTAATTGTAAATTCGGTTAACGTTTTGGGTGCAGATGAAAACACAATTACTTTTGCAACCGCTGCCGATACAATTGGCGATTTTGTTCAATTAAATAGTGATGGCGTTAATTGGTATGTTTCAGGAGTAGGAGCAACAGCAGGCGCAATTACATTAACAGCAGTTTAATTTTTAAAAATTTATACAATGAAAAACATTAATTTAAGTACAACAACATCAATTACCACAACTTACGAAGGTCAGTTTGCAGGTAAATATTTAGCAGCAGCTTTATTAAGCGCACCAACACTTGAGCAAGGCGGAGTAACTATACTTCCAAACGTTGCTTACAAACAAGTTATGCAAAAAGTTGCAACAGGTGACATCGTTGCAAACGCAACTTGTGATTTTACACCAACATCAACTATTACACTTACCGAAAGAGTATTAACAACAGAAGAGTTTCAAGTAAATTTACAACTTTGCAAGTCAGACTTGGCACAATCTTGGCAATCGGCTGAAATGGGTTATTCATCGTTTAAAACGTTGCCAAAATCTTTTTCAGACTTTTTAATTGCACACGTAGCAGCTAAAGTTGCAGCTAAAATTGAAACTACAATTTGGAACGGAACAAACGCAACAGCAGGAGAATTTGCAGGGTTTAAAACTTTGTTTTTAGCAGACGCAGACGTTATTGACGTTTCAGCACCTTTAACAACAACTTTAGACGCAACAACAGTAATTGGCGAAATTGGAAGAACAGTAGATTTAATTCCAGCAGCACTTTACGGAAACGAAAATTTAAGAATTTATGTTTCACAAAAGATTGCTAAATTGTACGTTCGTGCTTTGGGTGGTTTTGGTGCTTCAGGTTTAGGAGCTAACGGAACAAACACACAAGGTACACAATGGTACACAAACGGAAGTTTATCTTATGACGGTATTCCAATTTTTATGGCTAACGGACTTGGTGCAAACAATATGGTTGCAACAACAGTTGACAACCTTTATTTTGGATGCGGACTTTTAAACGACAATTCACTTGTTAAAGTAATTGATATGGCTGATATAGACGGTTCACAAAATGTTCGTGTAATTATGCGTTACAATGGAGCGGTTCAATATGGTATCGGTTCAGACGTAGTTCTTTACGGAGTATAATATTAAATAAAAAGCGGAGCGTAAAAGTTCCGCTTTATTTTATTCATAATTTAAAAACAAAACAAAATGGCTTGTTTATTAACACACGGTAGAGCTGAAGTTTGTAAAGAGTTTGTAGGCGGTATTAAATCTATTTACTTTATTAAATACGGAGATTTAGGTGCAATTACTTACGGAACTGTTGATACTGATGCTTCAGATAGAATAACGACTATTGCAGGAACTTTAAGTTTGTATAAATACGACTTAAAAGGTGCAAACAGTTTCGAACAAACAATTACAAGTTCACGTGAAAACGGAACTACTTTTGCAGAACAAACTTTAACTTTTACAATAAAAGGTTTAGATGCACAAACTACAAAACAAATGAAATTACTTGCTTGGGGTCGTCCACACGTAGTAATTAAGACTAACGCTAACAATTTCTTTATTGCAGGTTTAGAACACGGAATGGATGTAACTACAGGTTTAATTTCAAACGGTACTGCAATGGGTGACTTAAACGGTTATACTTTGACACTTGTAGGACAAGAAGCAATTCCTGCAAATCATTTAAACGTTACAGGTACTACTTATTCTGATGCTGATTTAATAGGTGCAGGAAAAGTATTTACAGGTGGAACATTAGTTGCTTCTTAACACTTAAAAAAATTATTTTTAAAGCCGTTCTTCATAGTTCGGCTTTTTTTTTGTCTTAAAAAAAGAACAAAAACACGAATATTTAATTATACTAATATGATAGTATTAACACCTTCAGGAAGTCCACAAACATTTAGTTTTATTCCACGTGACAATACGTTTAATGTTATGGAACTAACAGACGAACAAACAAACGTAACAACAGCGGTAGCAATTACTTCAAGCACGGTTGGGGACTACATAAACACGATTACAGCAACCTTTGGTTTAGTAGAAGGACATTTTTACAATTTAGTTTTAAGAATAGGCACAACCATTATTTACAAAGACCGAGTATTTTGCACGGCACAATCATTAGTTACATTTTCGGTTAATAACAACCAGTATGTAAGTAATTCCACAACAAACGATTTTATAGTATATGAATAATTTACACGTTTTAAATTTGTCGGCTTATACGTCACCTGTAGTTTCGGAAACAAACCGAGAAAATTGGGTGGACTTTTTAACTGAAGACGGCGACCAATACTTTCAATTCTTAATTGAGAGATATAGCAATTCAACAACGAATAACGCTATTATAAACAACGTAGCGCGATTAATTTACGGAAAAGGTTTAAGTGCATTGGACGCTAATAAAAAGCCGAATGAGTACGCTCAAATGATGTCTTTATTTCACAAAGAAGACGTTAGAAAAATGGTTCTGGATAGAAAAATGTTCGGCCAATTTGCTATTCAAGTACACTACAACGACAAGCACGACAAAATATTAAAAGCATATCATATTCCTGTTAATTTATTACGAGCTGAAAAATGCGACAAAGACGGACAAATAACAGGTTATTACTACAGCGACAATTGGGACGATACTAAAAAGTTTGCACCGATTAGATTTAATGCTTTTGGTTATAGCAAAGAAAAGATTGAAATATTATTTTCAAAACCTTATTCGGTTGGAATGAAATATTACGCATATCCTGACTATCAAGGTGCAGTACCTTATACACTTTTAGAAGAAGAAATTGCCGACTATTTAATTAACGAAGTACAAAACGGATTTTCAGGAACTAAAGTTGTAAACTTTAACAACGGTGTTCCAACAGATGAACAGCAACAAATAATTTCAAACAAGGTACTTGACAAGTTAACAGGAAGTCGTGGACAAAAAGTAATTGTAGCGTTTAACAACAACGCAGAAAGCAAAACAACTGTTGAAGACATACCTTTAAACGATGCTCCAGAACACTACACATATTTAAGCGAAGAATGTTTAAAGAAAATAATGTTAGGACACAATATTACAAGTCCGTTATTATTTGGAGTTGCTTCAACAAACGGCTTTTCAAGTAACGCAGACGAATTAAAAAATTCAAGTATTCTTTTTGACAATATGGTTATTAGACCGTTCCAAGAAGAAATATTAGACGCGTTCGATAGCATTTTAGCGTTTAACGGAGTTGCTTTAAAGTTATTTTTTAAGACTTTACAACCTTTAGAATTTACGGACTTGGAAAACACGCAAAACGCAGAACAAGTTGCAGAAGAAACAGGAACGGAATTAAGCGCACACACAAACCCGTTAATTGATTTAGGCGAAGAACCGCAAGACAATTGGTTATTAATAGACGAAAAAGAAGTTGACTACGACACAGACGAAGAAGAAAACGAGTTGTTAAGTAGCGAACCAAAACAAAGTTTATTAAGCAAAATTGTAAACTTGGTTTCTACAGGTGACGCAAGACCAAACATAACAAGTAAACAAGACAAAACTATTGACGGAGTAAAGTTTGTTGTTCGTTATAAATACGAAGGAGAAACAACAGATAACCCACGTGAATTTTGTACACAAATGGTTAGAGCAAACAAGATTTACCGTAAAGAAGACATTTTAAATATGAGTACACAAATTGTTAACGCAGGTTGGGGGCCTAAAGGAACAGACTACTATTCTATTTGGTTGTATAAAGGCGGTGGAAATTGTCATCACAGGTGGAATAAACAAGTTTACGCAGTCTTTGAAGGAACAGGTTTAAACATAACCGCAAACACGAAAAAATTAGCACAAGCAAAAGCTGCTAAATTTGGTTATGTAGTAACAAACCCAAGTTTAGTTGCAACACGTCCAATAGACATACCAAACACACACGGTTTTTTACCTTCTAACAAACGTTTTCAATAATGGCAGAAGCACTTTTAGTAACACGACAAGACATAGTTAAATTTACTTCGTTAAACGGAAACGTTGACACGGACAATTTTATACAATACATCAAGATTGCACAAGATACAGACTTGCAAAATTTCACTGGTACGAAGCTATTAGACAAGATAAAAGCGGACATAATAGCAAATACATTAAGTGGAAATTATTTAACGCTTACAACGACTTATTTGAAGCCAATGCTTATTCATTTAGCTATGAAGTATTATTTACCGTTCGCTTGTTACACGATTAGTAATAAAGGAGTTTATAAACACAATTCCGAAAATTCAACAAGCGTAGAAAAAAGCGAAATAGACTTTTTAATTGAAAAGGAAACACAAATAGCACAACACTACACACAACGTTTTATTGACTACATAAGTAATAACAATAATTTGTTTCCTGAATACAACACGAATTCAAATAGCGATATGTTTCCAGATACTAATAATAATTACACATCTTGGTATATATGAAAACTTACAAACCAAAAGAAGTAAACATAGTTAAGTTAAAAACTTATTTAAAGAAATTAGAAAATGGCAAATAGTAACGGTTGGGGTGACGGAGCGGCTAACAATACAATAGGTTGGGGACAAGGCGCAAACAACACAATTGGTTGGGGTTCTGTTTACGCAGTAAGTAACGCAGGGCTAACAAATATTATTGGAACGACACCTGTTCTATTCACTACTGAATGGACTACAACTGCTCCAAGTGAGGGTATTACTTTACCTTATACGGGAACAGGAACTTATTCAGGAACTATTGATTGGGGGGATGGTAATACAGATGTCAATGATGGCACTGTAACTTTTCATACCTACGCAACAGCAGGAACTTATACGGTTATAATAGATGGAGATTGCATAGGTTGGGATGTTGGAAATACAATATCTGAAACATATTATTTAACTTCAGTAGTAAATTGGGGACAACTACAATTAGGTACTGATAATTATGGCTATAATTTTGCCTATTGTTATAATTTAGATTTATCTTCAGTTTCAGATACTTTAAATTTAACAGGAGTAACTGCTTTAAATAACTTGTTTGATTATTGTACTTCTTTAACTACAGTAAATAATATAAATTCTTGGGACACTTCAGCAGTTACAAGTATGCAAGGAATGTTTGCTAATTGCTCTTCATTTAATCAAGCATTAAGTTTTGACACTTCAGCAATTACAACTATGAATGATATGTTTACTGGTTGTTCGGTATTTAATCAATCGTTATCATTTAACACTTCAGCAGTTACGGATATGGCTGGTATGTTTAGAGATGCTACTGCATTTAATCAAAATATAAGTTCTTGGAATACAGGAGCAGTTACAAATATGGAACAAATGTTTAGAGATGCACCTGCATTTAATCAAAATATAAGTTCTTGGAATACAGGAGCAGTTACAAATATGGAACAAATGTTTAGAGATGCACCTGCATTTAATCAAAATATAGGTACTTGGAATATAGCAAAGGTTGTTACCTTTACAAACTTTATGAGTGGCAAAACAGATGCAACTTTCTCTACTACTAATCTTAACGCAATCTATAATGGGTGGAGTACACAAGCAGTAGTACAAGGTTTAGACATAACTTTTGGCACTGCCAAATATACACCAGCTGCAACAGCAGGAAGATTGGTTTTAACAGGGACTAAATTATGGACTATAACAGACGGAGGGCTATAATGAAAAGTAATTATTTAGCAACAGCTTATTTTATAGCAGGTTTTTTAACTTCGTTTTCTTTAATGGTTCAAGGCACCGAACTTTACATTAATTTGGCAGGGGTTACTTTATTTTTTTATTTAACTTTTAGCTTAACGGAAGCGCTTGAAGATTTGAACTTATGAAACTACAATTATATTTATTACTTTACACAATTAAAAATTCAGCGTTGAAACTTATAACTATTTGCTTTTCGTTTTTTTTACCTATTAGCGGAATACTTGGACTTTTATTTGCGTTGATATTGTCGGACACGGCTACAGGAATTTGGAAAGCAAAACACCAAAAACAAGAAATAACTTCACGCAAACTTTCTGCAATAATTTCTAAATTATTACTTTACGAACTGACCGTTATACTTTTTTATTTAATAGATTATTTTATTCTTAACCAAATAATTTTAACGTTCTTTTCAGTTCCTTTAATGCTTACAAAAGTTTTAGCGTTGGTTCTGGCAAGTATTGAAGTTATGAGTATTAACGAAAATTACAAAGTTGTTAAAGGAATAGATTTATGGCAGTCGGCAAAGTTATTGTTTGCACGAGCAAAAGAAGTTAAAGACGATTTAAACAAGTTAAAATGAATTTATCAAAACACGTTACTTTAAAAGAGTTTCAAGCTTCAGGGTTGGCAACGTTACGAAATCTTAATAACGAAATGAACGAGTCGCAAATTGCGTCCGCAAAACTTTTGTGTGAAAATGTGTTTGAACCTTTAAGAATTCACTTAAACACACCGATACAAATTAGTTCGGGTTTTCGCAGTTTACAGGTTAATAAAATGATAGGCGGTTCAAAGACTTCACAACATACAAAAGGCGAAGCAATGGACTTACAAATAGGCGCAAAGGGTTTTAATTTTATAAAAGACAAATTAAACTTCGACCAACTTATTTGGGAGTTTGGAAACGATGAAAATCCGTCTTGGGTTCACGTTAGTTATAGTTCTAAAAATCGTAAACAAGTTTTAAAAGCAACTAAAAAAAATGGGAAAACTATTTATAGTAATTATTAGCATTTTACTTTATTCGTGTTCGGCTCAATTTCACCTGAACAAAGCAATAAAAAAGGGTTACAAGTGCGAAGAAACAGGCGACACAATTCGTATTACTACTTTAGATAGTATTCCTGTTATTGTAAACGACACAATAGTTTGGGAAAAGTTTATAAGCACAAAAGACACGATTATAAAATACAACACAGTTTACGTTCCAAAAACACGAATACAATTAAAACGTGAATACAAAATAAAAGTAAAAACTATTTATAAAGACAAGGTAGTTCAAAAGGCACAAGCAAAAGCTGAAGGCAAAAAGAACCGACCTAAAGGAAATTTAAATTTATTATTTGTTGGGGTTGGAATAGGTTTACTACTTTCGTACCTATGGAAGTACGCAAAACAATCATTAATCTAAATTTTTTATGAAAAATAACAGCGCAAGGTTTCGACTAAAACAGGACGAAATCGAAATACTTATGCAGTATCGCGGAATAAAAGAAGCAACCGACGAAGCTGGAGTTGACGACAAAGACGTAAAACACGGATGGCTAAAAACCAAACAAGCAAGTTTATTCTTTAAAAACCCAAACTTTAAGGTTGAAGAACTAAACGAAATACAAAGAATAAAAGACGAATGTATAAAAGAAGTAAAGTTATACGCTCCAAAATATCACGCAATCGAAACAATAAAAAGCGAAGACACGCATTTACTTGTAATTGATATTGCAGACTTACACATTGGAAAACTTGCAACAGCATTTGAAACAGGCGAAGACTATAACAGCCAGATAGCCGTTAAACGTGCAAAAGACGGTTTACAAGGCATTTTAAACAAAGCAAAAGGGTTTAACATAGACAAAGTATTATTTGTTGCAGGAAACGACATTTTACACACCGACAACACCAGACGAACAACAACAGGTGGAACACCACAAGACACGGACGGAATGTGGTACGACAATTTTATAATGGCGAAGAACCTTTACATTGATTTGTTAGAAAAGTTATTAAGTTTTGCAGACGTCGAAGTTGTTTACAACCCAAGTAACCACGATTTAACGCACGGCTTTTTCTTAATGCAACTTATTGAAGCGCACTTTAGTAAGTCCACAATTAATTTTAACGTAGATTTAAAGCATCGTAAGGCATTTAAGTACGGAAACAATCTAATCGGAACTACACACGGAGACGGAGCAAAAATCGAAAACCTACCTTTATTATTAGCTACGGAGTTTCCAATTTTATGGAGCGAAACAAAACACCGATATATTTATTCGCATCACGTTCACCACAAAACAAGTAAAGATTTTATTGGAGTAACATTTGAAACGTTACGCAGCCCTTCAGGAAGTGACAGTTGGCATCACAAAAACGGATATACAGGCGTTCCAAAAGCGGTTGAAGGTTACATACATCACAAAGAATTTGGGCAAGTTGCACGATTAACAAATATTTTTTAATATATTTGCAATTCATAGTTAATAAAAAGAAAACAGTTATAAGCACCCAGCACGTAGCTGTTTTTTTTTGTCACAAATTGCGACCTTTACTTTATTACATTATTAGGTAAAAATTACCTTTATTATATGTTTTACCTTATTTAGAATGAATATAAATTACTCTTTTTTCTATTCATAAAACGTAATAAACACAAGGATTTTAAAAAATAATTAAAAATAATTTAAAAATAATTGTTAAAAAGTATTGCAGTTATTAAAATAGTATTTATATTTGCATATAATTATTAACGAAACAATTTAAAAACTATGAAAAACTTTAACCAAGTATTAGACTTTTTGGAACTACAACAAAAAGAAAACAAACTAAACACGAACCAACTGCATTTAATCATCCAGACTTTAGTAACATTTTTGAACAAAGAGCAGATGCAGGAAGTAGAAAATTTATTTAACCAATTTAAAAAATAAGACTATGAAAAATTTAATTGATTACTTTACACCAACAACCGAAGAACACAAATCGTTTTTAAGGCACTTTTTAAGCACTCTAACGGTGTTTATAGTGTTGGGTGGTATGTTCTATTGTTTAATGTATTTAAAAGCGCTGTAAGATGAAAAATAGAAATTTAGAATTTTGGAATAAAGGTTGGGAATTAACCTATGAATTTACAGATTGGACTTATTCGATTGCTGGAACTTGGGAATTTAAGGACTATGACGAAGTTTCGGAGTTTGCATTTATTGAATTAGATGTTGAAGTTTCGGAAAAGTGGTTAACAGAAACAGACGACAATTTACAACCGCACGTTCTTGGGGTTCGTATTTTAGAAGATTTACGTTTAGAAATGCAGGAAGCAATAAACAGCGATTTGGTACACTACAATTTTTGGGAATGGAAAGCGAGTAACGATGAAAGTAACTATAATTTTTACCACGAACTATGAAAGCTGGAACTATATACGACCAATTAGATTGGTGGCAAAGACAAGATAGGGGTTCATTTGATTTAGGGTTATACCTTGAGATTTGCAGAATTAAAAAAAACGAACAAACTAAATTTAAAGAAATGAAACGATTTAAAGCAACATTTAAAACTTGGGCGTATGTTGGCGCACCTGTTAAGTTAGAAACACGAATAGTTGAAGCTTACGACATCCAGCACGTTAAAAACTTAATACAAAAGAATGACGATATTATAATTGAAATTAAACAAATAGAACAATGATATATTCAGCAGCGTTAATAACAATTCCATTATGGTTGATTGTATGGATGTTATTTATTTTAAATAATAAAAAATAATAATAACTAAAAATTAAACAAATGAAAACAGCACTACAGCAAGTATTTAGCGATTTAGAAGAATTGCATCCCAATTTATTAAATGTTTACACAACGGAAGGTAAAGAATTTATTAACCACTTTCATAAATATTTAGAACTGGAAAAACAACAAATAGTTGAAGCACACGGGAACAAATTAAAAAAAAGTAAAGACGAAGGAAATTACGAGTATTGGTTTAGTGGCGAAGACTATTACAACAAAACATTTAAAAACACGAAATAATGATAGAACTAATAAAAGAAATAATAGAACAAGACGGACTTGCACAAAAAAACCGAAAAGTTGAAATAATACACAAACGAGTTTATTTATTTAATACGCTACGGAAACAGGGTTACACTTTAAAAAATATTGGAAGTTTATTTAGAATGAACCACGCAACAATTTTACACGGTTTAAAAAATTACCAAAATTTAGATGAAACTAAAAATAAACTTTTTCAGCACAACACGGAGTATTATAAATTACTTTTGAGTTTAGAACGTCCAGAACTTGACTTGCGAAAAGAAATAAAAGAAGCAAAAAACTTAAAAGACTTGCGTAAAATTCAAGCAAGAATAAAAAATAATTTATTTTAATTCGTGTTTATATTAAAATAATTTTTATATTTGCAACTGTACTCGTCTAACATTATAAGTACAAAAGGAATTATTACCCTTGTTTATGAAGTTGAAGTTAGACGCAACGGATTTTACAGGGGTTTTTTTATTTAAAAAATTTAGTATGGCTGAAGAAAAAAAAGGGTTTATATTGTATAGTGACATAATACATACAATAGAAAAGTTAACGGACGAACAAACGGGAAAATTGTTTAAACATATTTTAAAATATGTAAATGATTTAAACCCAGAATGCGAAGACTTAATAACTGAAATTGCATTTGAACCAATTAAACAAAGTTTAAAACGTGACTTGTTAAAATGGGGCGATAAGAAACAAAAACGTAGTGAAGCAGGAATAGCAGGAGCAACAAAAAGATGGCAAAATATAGCAAACGATAGCAAACGCATAAAACCGATAGCAAACATAGCTGTAAGTGTTAATGATAATGTTAATGTAAAAGATATATATAGGAGCTTCGCTCATTTGTCTATTTCTGAAGACGAAGTAAAAAAGTTATTAGATAAACATACAATTACACAAATAAACAACGTATTAAACGACATTGAAAACTATAAGCAAAATACTAAATATAAAAGTTTATATTTAACGGCAGTAAAATGGCTACAAAAAAACGAACCAACTTCCGAAGGTATTTCACCTGAAGAAATAAAAGCAAGAAAATATGGATATATTAACTAACGGTTCAGCACTTGACTATTTATTGAACTACAGGGACGGCAAAATTAAACACGGACTGGAACTTGGAAATGGACTTGATGACTATTTAAAATTTAAACGTAAGCAAGTAAATATAATTTTAGGACACGACAACGTAGGAAAAACTTATTTTATAAATTGGTATTTTTTAGCACTTGCACTTAAACACAAATTAAAGTTTATTATTTGGAGCGGTGAAAATCAACACGGACAAATTTTAAGAGATTTAATACAAATGTATGCAGGAATAAATTTTAAGCAATTAACCCACGAAGAAATTAGAAACTATTCAGCTTACTTGGAACAATACTTTACATTTGTAAAAAACGACCGCCTGTACAAACACGAAGAACTATTTAAAATATTTGAACAAAGCGAATGCGATGTAGCACTTATTGACCCATTTACAGGTTTAGACCGCAATATGACTTACGAAGGTAACTACCAATTTATGAATGCAGCACGACAATTTGTAAACAAAACAGGAATGACAATTTACATAAACACTCATCCGAATACTGAAAGCGGAAGGAGTTCTAATATTTATACTGAAGGAGACTTTAAAGGACATTTAAAAGCACCCTTAAAAGACCACGTAGAAGGTGGCAAAGCATTTACAAATCGTTGCGACGATATGATAGTAGTTCACAGACTAATAAAACACGATGTAATGAAATATGTAACTTGGGTTTCTACTGAAAAAATTAAAGACGTAGACACAGGCGGAAAACACACTGGGTTAAACGACCCTGTTTATTGCGAATACAATTACGGTTTAGGTTTTAAAGTTTACGGAAAAGACGTAATTTCGGAATTTAGACCAACAACAAAAACTAACTTAAATATTTTTTAAAATGGAACTTGAATTATTAAGCAGTAGAATAAACTTAAACCACACTTGTTTAAAATTACAAGTAAGCATTGAAGACATAAAAACGAAACACCCTAACCGAACTGATTTAATAAGTTCAATGGAGCAAAGTTTACACGAAATAAAAAAAGCAATGGTTGTTTACCAAACGTTAGAAAAAGAATTTAGAGCGACAAGACAAATTAACTTTGATTTACAACATATAAATTTAGAGTTAAAACAGGATGTAAAAGACTTAAAAAAAATTATAGAATTTAACAACGCGGAACTTTGAAAACACGAACTAAAAAATGTTTTAACTGCAAAGAAGAATTTACACCGTTCAGCACACTCCAAAAGTTTTGTTTAAAAAACGAATGTATAAAAGCAATGGTTGAAACACAAAAGTTAAAGGAATGGAACAAGAAGAAAAAGAAGTTAGTCGAGAACTTAAAAACCGCAAACGACTATTTAAAAATAGCGCAACAGGTGTTCAATAAATTTATTCGTGTTCGTGACGCTGGACTAAATTGTATTTCGTGTAACAAACCTTGTAAAAAAGAAAATGCAGGACATTATTACTCCCAAGGTGGACATAGTAACGTAAGGTTTAACGAAGACAACGTACACTTGCAATGTGAAGCTTGTAACACTTATTTAAGCGGTAACCTACTTAACTATCAAATAGGTATAGAAAAACGAATAGGAGCTCAAAGATTAATGGAACTTCAGGCGAAAGCACACGATGTAAAAAAATGGACAAAAGACGAACTAAAAGAATTAATAGAAACATATAAACAAAAACTAAAATGAACGAACAAAGTTTATTTGAATATTTAAAACAAAATTATTGGAAAGACCTTGAACAAAGCGAAG